GTAGACGCTGATCAGCTATTGAATGAACTGGCTGGAAACGCTGGCAATTCTGGGGAAGATGAAAATCCGGCTGGCGATGGTCCCACCGGAGGGAGGGATGCCAATTTGTCAACCAGGAGTCACTCGCGCACTTTACATAGTAATCCCCACGAACAATCGCATGAAAATTCGGACTCACATATTCCCCAGCAAGACCCCCCGTCATCTTTTGAAAATGACAACACGGGGGATGATATTTTTGACGACGTAGCGTTCATGGCGTTGAATACGGAAACACCCCCCTTGTCTTCTGAAATGGAAGAAGGTGGGGGGGATATTTTTGACGGAAATGATGATGTTGCCAAACTATAAACTTGGTAACGTTTCCAAGTTTCATGAATAACAACATAGAGATTAATCGAGAGATGGTGGCTCGTCGGCGTGAGATGACGCGGGATGAGTGTATGGAGGTGGGGATGACGCCTGCGCAGAAGGAGGTGTTTTTGATAGTGGATGAGTGGTGGAAGAAGTATGGGTTTGGTCCGTCTATACGGGATATATGTGAGATACGTGGCAAGGGTGGGATGGGAAATACGCACGAGATACTGGGGCGGCTGGTGAAGTTGGGTGTGGTGAAGCGGGTGAAGGGGAGTGGGCGGAGTGTGAGGCCGGTGTATATCAACTTCAGGACGTTGGAGTGAGATATGGATTTTGATGCGTGGAATCGGGAGCGTGAGGGGAAGATTGCGGGGATTGATGCTGCTATAGCGGTGCTGAAGTCGTTGCGGGATTCGTATTCGATACAGTCGTATCCGTACTGTTTGCGTGGGGATGAGTCATCTCCTGCGGCCATACGGCGCAAGATGAATTCTGCGTGGGATAAGGTAGAGGATGGATCTAAGTGAACTGATAGGCAAGCTGCCGCCAGCAGAGCAGGACAAGCTGCTGGAGCAGGTGAGTCAGTACAAGGATGCGGTCGTGCGGGAGCGGGCGCAGGGTAAGTTCATGTCGTTTGTAAAAGAGATGTGGCCGGGGTTTATCCACGGCAGGCACCACGCCATTATGGCTAAGAAGTTCGAGGAGATAGCGGAAGGGAAGTTGAAGCGGCTGATTATCAATATGCCGCCGCGACATACAAAAAGTGAGTTTGCGTCGTATCTATTACCGGCGTGGTATCTGGGGCGACATCCAGATAAGAAGGTAATTCAGACATCAAACACGGCTGAATTGGCCGTCGGGTTTGGCCGTAAGGTCAGGAACCTGGTAGATAGTGAGCAATATGCAAAAATATTCCCCAACGTGGGGTTGCGGGCAGATTCTAAGGCGGCTGGCCGATGGGCGACTAGCCACGGCGGCGATTATTTTGCTATCGGTGTTGGCGGCACTGTTACTGGTAAGGGTGCTGATCTCCTTATTATTGACGACCCCCACTCAGAACAAGAGGCCAGACTGGCTCAAGGCGATCCGTCCGTCTTTGATAGTGTTTACGAGTGGTACACCTCGGGTCCACGGCAGCGTTTACAGCCTGGAGGCGCGATTGTTGTCGTGATGACGCGCTGGTCGGACAAGGATTTGACCGGCAAAGTGCTGAAAAGTGACTCGACAGAGTGGGAGGTCATCGAATTCCCTGCGATTTTGCCCTCTGGGAACAGCCTGTGGCCCGAGTTTTGGGCATTAGACGAGCTATTAGCGCTAAAAGAAGAGCTTCCGGCCTACAAATGGAACGCTCAGTACCAGCAAAAGCCTACTGGCGAGGAAGGCGCGATTGTAAAACGGGAGTGGTGGAAGATATGGGAGCCAGATAGACCCCCACCATGCCAGTTCATCATCCAAAGTTGGGATACTGCATACACAAAGAACCAGCGGAGTGACTATTCCGCGTGTACGACCTGGGGTGTGTTCAATAAAGACGAGGATGAGAGCGATGTGAACATCATTTTGCTGGATGCGTGGAAGGGGAAGGTGGAATTCCCCGATCTAAAGCAGAAGGCGAAGGAGATGTATGACCAGTGGGAGCCAGATGCCTGCATTATTGAAGCAAAAGCGGCAGGTACACCCCTGATATTTGAGCTACGGCGCATGGGTGTGATGGTTCAGGACTTCACCCCGACGCGCGGCAACGATAAGTTTGTGCGATTGAACAGCGTTACAGACCTATTCTCTTCCGGTAAAGTGTGGATACCTGACCGGCGGTGGGCGGAGGATGTGGTGGAAGAATTTGCGCGCTTCCCTAATGCCGAGCATGATGACTTGATGGACTCGGGAGTGCAGGCGCTGATTAGATTTCGGCAAGGCGGGTTCTTGCGGCTGGATTCAGACGAGGAAGATGAACCGTTTTCCCGTGTAAAAAGGAGTTATTACTAATGCTTGGTTCTACTTTTATGTACTACGAGCGGGCTATGCCGCCTGACTTTTGTGACTACGTTATCAAGAGTTTGGACTGGTCGCACGCTGGGACTGGCGCAACACAGGAAGAATCTGGCGAGGAATCTACAAGGCTTCGCAAGGTTAAGGTTTTGCCGGAGCACTTAATGTCTCCGCTTGGCTCGGTCTGCAAAAACTACATGATCGACGGCAACAGTAGGACGCAGTGGAGCAAGTCAATTTGCGGCTTCGATATCCCACAGGTTCTGAAGTATGAGACTACAGACCACTACTGGTGGCATCACGACGTGCTCCCGCCTGTAGACGGGAAGCAACGGCGCGTCTCGCTATGTATGCTGTTAAATGACCCGTCCGAGTTTGAAGGCGGGCAGCTTGAGATTAAAGACAAGACTGACAACGCACTAAAAAACAAAGGCGACATCATTGTGTTTGACTCAACCGCAATGCACAGGGTCGCCCCCGTAACTAAAGGTATTCGTATCTCGGCTGTGTGCTGGGCGTACGGATTTTATGAGGATTGATCATGGCGACAAATTTTGACAAGGCACTGTACCAACTACCGGTTGGCATGGACGAGGATGTGATGGCGGCAGAGCCAATAGAGATTGAGATCGAAGACCCAGAAGCCGTGCGTATCGGCCTTGGTGGGTTGGAGATTGAGATTGAAAAGGTGGAAATTGAAGACGACTTCAACGCCAATTTGGCTGAAGAGATGTTGGAAGATGACTTACAAACCATCGCGGCGGATTTGCTGTCGGACTTCCAAGACGATATAGATTCCCGCAAAGACTGGATGCAGACCTACGTCGACGGCCTCGAATTGCTTGGCATGAAGATCGAGGAACGAAGTGAGCCGTGGGAAGGCGCTTGCGGTGTATACCACCCGCTGCTGTCAGAAGCGCTGGTGAAGTTCCAAGCCGAGACGATTATGGAAACGTTTCCGGCATCCGGCCCGGTGAAGACAAAGATTATCGGCAAGGAAACACCAGAGAAAAAAGACGCGGCAGAGCGGGTTCAGGATGACATGAACTACCAGTTGACTGAGGTTATGAAAGAGTACCGCCCAGAGCATGAGCGAATGCTGTGGGGCTTGGGTCTATCTGGTAACGCTTTCAAGAAGGTGTACTACGATCCGTCAATTGAACGACAGGCGTCGATCTTCGTGCCGGCAGAGGATGTGGTTGTGCCATACGGCGCGAGCAATCTGGAGACGAGCCCGCGTGTCACGCATGTGATGCGTAAGACAAAGAACGAACTGCGTCGCTTGATGGTGGCTGGCTTCTACCGGGATGTTGACCTGCCCGAGCCAGACAACGTGCTGGACGATATTGAGAAGCGGATTGCCGAGAAGATGGGCTTCCGTGCAACGACAGACGACAGATATAAGCTGCTGGAGATTCAGGTTTATTTGGATTTGCCGGGGTTCGAAGACAAAGACGACGACGGCAAAGAAACAGAGATCGGCTTGCCATACATTGTGACTATGGAAAAAACTTCGCAAGAGGTTTTGGCTATCAGACGCAATTGGCATCCGGAAGATAAATCTTGCCAAAAGAGGAACCACTTTGTTCACTACCCGTATATCCCCGGCTTTGGATTCTATGCCTTCGGTCTTATTCACCTTATCGGCGCTTTTGCTAAGTCTGGTACTTCTATTATTCGTCAGCTTGTTGATGCTGGGACTCTATCGAATTTGCCGGGCGGTCTTAAGACTAAGGGCATGCGAGTCAAGGGTGATGACACTCCAATTGCACCCGGCGAGTTCCGAGATGTGGATGTCGCCGCCGGCACCATCCGGGACAACATCCTCCCACTTCCGTATAAAGAGCCGAGCCAAGTCCTCCTTGGATTGATGAACCAGATCGTTGAGGAAGGCCGTCGCTTTGCTGCTGCGGCTGACCTCAAGGTTGCTGACATGTCGGCGAATGCGCCGGTCGGCACCACACTGGCTATCCTCGAGCGCACCCTGAAAGTAATGTCGGCGGTGCAAGCGCGTATCCACTACGCGATGAAGCAGGAGTTAAAGCTGCTGAAAGACATCATCCGCGACTACACCCCGGATGAGTACGACTATGAACCGGTGGAAGGTTCGTCACGCGCCAAGAAGTCGGACTACGACGATGTGGATGTTATTCCAGTGTCCGATCCAAACTCGGCCACGATGGCGCAGAAGGTCGTGCAGTACCAAGCAGTCATGCAGATGGCACAGGCCAACCCACAAATCTATGACATGGTGGAATTGAACCGTCAGATGTTAGAGGTGTTGGGCATCAAGAACATCGGCAAGCTGGTGCCGTCGGCTGAAGATCATAAGCCGAAAGACCCTGTGTCGGAGAACATGAACATCCTCAACGGCAAACCCGTTAAGGCGTTCATTTATCAGGATCATGAAGCGCATATCGCCGTTCACAAAGCAGCGATGGACGATCCGAAGATGGCAGCGCTTATCGGCCAAAACCCACAGGCAAACACAATCATGGCAGCGGCAATGGCTCATATCAATGAGCACATAGCCTTCCAGTACCGGATTGAGATTGAGAAGATGTTGGGTGTTCCGTTGCCAGAAATGGACAAGGAACTGCCGAAGGAAATGGAAGTGGAAGTATCTCGCATGATGGCCGCTGCGGCAGCCAAGTTGTTGCAGAAGGATCAGGCAGAGGCTGCTCAACAGCAGGCTCAGCAGGCGGCTCAAGACCCGCTAGTCCAGATGCAGCAGAAGGAACTCGAGATCAAGGAGCGCGAAGTTGGTATCAAGGAGCAAAAACTCCAAGTCGATGCCATGACCAACGCCGAGCGATTGGCTATCGAGCGGGAGCGTATTGCCTCGCAAGAGCAGATCGCAGGATTGCAAGTGGGTGCCAAAATCTCCCACGCGCAGGAGGAGCTTAACGCCA